CTGGCCAGTATGTTGATCCACACAGAGTTATCAATCAGCCAGACCCAAGAGTTGCAGGATTCGTAATCTATTGCTGGCTTGCAGAAGATATCTGGCTATATGGCGCTGGTTATGGTCAAGTGCTTGAGATGTATAGCGCAACCGATGGCGGACGCGTCAGAGCTTGGACTCGCGTAAGTCCAGACCGCGTTACAGTTGATACCGATTTCCTTAACACCACAATTACTGGCTACAAAGTTGATGGTAAGTCAGTTCCGCTTAATGGCGTAGGTTCGATTATAAGATTCGATGGCGGAGATGAAGGATTGCTCCACAGAGCTGGGAAAACAATTGCAGCAGCAGTTTATCTCGAGAACGCAGCAGTTAATTATGCTAAAGAACCTGCTCCTTCAATGGTATTAAAGTCTAATGGCACTAATTTAACTGCCGAAAGAATTTCATCCTTGCTAACTGCTTGGAAAACTGCTCGCCAATCTCGCTCAACAGCTTTTCTAAATGCCGATGTAGAATTACAGCAATTTGGCTTTGATCCTAAATCAATGCAACTTGCAGAGGCGCGTCAATATGTAGCACTAGAATTAGCTCGGGCCTGTGGAATACCTGCCTACTTCTTGAGCGCCGAAACGACTTCTATGACTTACTCAAACGCGGTGTCCGAGCGGCGCTCATTAGTAGATTTCTCACTTCGCCCAATACTTAAGGCAATTGAGGAACGCCTATCATTGCCGGACTTCACACCCAATCCAGTAATGACGCGCTTTGCACTTGATGACTTCCTACGCGGTAACGCATTAGAGAGAGCTCAAGTTTATGAAATTCTAAACCGCATTGGCGCGATGAGCGTTGAGCAAATTCAGCGAGAGGAAGATTTGATTCCAAATGAAAGTTAATATCCCAATGGTCGTTACAGCGGCCGACACAATTAAGCGCACCATAACTGGAACTATTGTCACTTGGAACGAGCAAGGCAATACTTCAGTTGGCCCAACAGTATTTGCAGCTGATTCAATTGAAATGAAGCCAGTTAAGTTGCTTCTTGAGCACGACCGCACTCGCCCAATTGGCAAGATGGTCTCTCACAATGTAACTAAGTCTGGCATCGAAGCTACTTTTAAGATTGCCAATACTATGGCTGGAGAAGATGCCCTAGTTGAAGCAACTGAAGGATTGCGCGATGGATTTAGCGTTGGAGCCCAAATTAACGAATGGACTAACAACAAAGGCGTTATGCAGATTACTTCAGCTACTCTCGATGAGGTCAGCCTTGTTACAGATCCGGCCATCGATTCAGCCAGAGTCGCTGAAGTCGTTGCAGCTTCTGAGAATGAAGCACCAAAAGAAGATTCTGATTTAGCAACCGCTGATTCAGAGAAACCAAACGAAGGAGACCAAGTGTCTGACACTACCGCTCCTGCTCCTGCCGTTGAAGAAGCGGTTGAAGCAGCTAAAGCAAATATGGTTGAGGCAGCTCGCCCAGCCTTTTACACAGCACCTCGCCTTGAATTCACCAAGGCAAAATATCTTGAGAATAGCGTCCGCGCTAAACTCGGTGATGACGCAGCTCGCCAGTATGTTATGGCAGCAGATGACACCACAAGCAACAACGCTGGCTTAATTCCAACTCGCCAGCTAACTGAGGTTATCAATCCTCTATCAAATGCTGACCGCAGCACAATTGATGCAATCTCAACTGGAGTTCTACCAGATGCTGGAATGTCCTTTGAGATTCCAAAGATTACAGCCGTTCCAACAGTTGAAGATGAGAACGAAGGCGATGCAATTGTTGAGACAGGAATGACCAACAACTTCCTAACAGTAAATGTTAATAAGTATGCAGGTGGCCAGACATTCTCAGTAGAACTTCTTGATCGTTCTAACCCAGTATTCTTTGATGAGCTAGTTCGTCAAATGGAATTCGCTTATGCTCTAGCGACAGATAAGTTCGTTGCTGGTCAATTGCTTGGCAATGGACAAATTGCTGCCACAGCAGCTGATAACACAGCAGCAGGAATTCTTACTTTCGTATCCGAAGCAGCTGCTGAGGTTTATAAGGACTCTCTAGGATTTGCTAGAAACCTTATTGTCACACCAGAGCAATGGGCAAAGATTATGTCTTATAATGATGCTGGCCGCCCAATCTACACAGCATCACAGCCACAGAACGCAGCTGGCGTAGCTAGCCCACAAAGCCTCCGCGGAACCGTTGCTGGACTTGGACTTTATGTATCTCGCGCACTTGGATCACTTACTGCTGCTCATCCATCATTACCTCTTGGCGATGGTTCGATGATTGTAGTAAATCCAGATTCTTACACTTGGTATGAATCAAGCAGATTCCGTCTCCAGACCAATGTAGCTCTAAATGGTCAAATTGAAGTTGCTTACTACGGCTACGGCGCACTTGCAGTTAAGGTCGCTGACGGAGCTTGCTACTTCAACAAGAACTAAAAAACTCAAATAGTGACGGCCAGTCCGCTCCCGAGCTGGCCGCTCACCTAACTGCTTGAAAGGATGACGAAATGCCAACGATAGTTACAGCCACAGAGCTAAGGACAATTCTTGGCGTTTCGTCATCCCTATATCCAGATGCTTACCTAAACGATATTGTTGATGCTTCAGAGAATTTAGTTTTGCCAATGCTAGTCACATTCCAGAGCAAGATAAACAAAGTAAAGCTTGAGGATAATGTCGCTTACTTTGAGACCGCAACAATCCAAGAATTTACAGAAGGCCAATCCGTAATTATTACTGGCTGCGGATCACCATTTAACGGCACACACACAGTATTAGCAGATGAGTTATCAGATTATGTCTTTACAGTCGCAATCACCAATGCAGATATATTGGAAAAGAATGTTATCCCAGCAGGAAACGCTGCGCTCTCTGGACTATCAACCTATGTCGGAAATGCCAATGCTGAAGCTGCAATTCTGGCTATCTCAGTCGAAATATTCCAAGCTAGAACAGCCGCTGGTGGATCAATAGAAGGCATAGATTTTGCAGTAACCCCTTACCGCCTATCTAAGAATTTACTCGCCAAAGTAACTGGCTTACTTGGCCCATATCTTGATGTAGAGACGATGGTCGGTTAATGCCATCAACAATTGCCACAGATGTCAGAGGCCAACTTAAAACCGCTCTGGCTGGCTGCAGCGCCAACATTTATGATTCAGTTCCAGAAGCGCCTATCGTTCCTGCAATAGTGTGCGTCCCAGATGCGCCATATATGGAACTTGAAGTCTTAGGCAAGACAACTATTCGCGTTAAATTAAATTACACAATAACTGCTTGCGTTGCATATTTTAGCAACGCCGCATCACTAGACAATTTAGAGCAATTAATTATTAGTATTCTTGGAGCGCTAAACGCTTCCAAGTATGAGTTATCGACAGTCGATAGGCCGTCAGTAACAACAGTAGGAACAACCAATTTATTGGTTGCAGACATACGCTTGAGCGTCCGCTACGAGCAAACCGCATAGGAGACCCAAATGCCAACAACAGTAATAACTGGGCGCGATGTTACCTTCACGCTTGATAGCGTAAATTACGATGCCCAAGCAACAAGCGCAGTCCTAAGCTGCGAAACTATCATCGAGACCTATCAGACTCTTGATGGTCGCGCCTATAAGTCCGTTGATAAGCAATGGACATTCGCAATTGAATTGCTACAGGATTGGGGAGTTGCAAGCTCTCTATTCGAAGCAATGTGGGCTGATGCTGAAACAGCACCTAACACCACACTTACAGTTGCTTTCACAGCTGCAACTGGCGCAGTATTTACTTTCAGCGTATTGCCAATCTTCCCAGCAGCAGGTGGCGCAGCTCCAGGAGCGCTAACTGATACTTGGACGATGACAGTCGTTGGAACACCAACAGAGAACTTCAGCTAACAGATCGGAGCATCGGGAGCTATGAAATTATCAATCACAATTGAATATAACTCAGGCGAATCAGCAACTTATATTGCTCAACCGCCAGAGTGGGCCAAGTGGGAAAAGGCAACTGGACACACTATTACCAAAGCTCAAGAAAATATAGGAATCTGGGACTTGATGTTCTTGGCCTATAACGCTCACAAACGCGAAAGCGCTGGTAAGCCTATAAAGAGCTTTGAGATATGGATGGAAACAGTTGCCGACATTAAGACAGGCAACGATGACCCAAAAGCCATCAGCCCGACAGCGTAAGGCGGCTATTAGTAATAGTTGCTCTTAAGACTGGTATCCCAGTGCAGTATTGGGATGATTGGGACGATGTAGCAACGGCAGTCGAGCTGATAAAAGAAAGGGATAGAAATGGCTGAAGAAGTGTCAGCATTTGACAGGACAGAGCTTAGCCAAGTCTATAAAGCCTTTTCCGTCCTAGGTGACGAAGCCAAAGCCGAGGCTCGCCAAAGTTCTAATGCTCTTGCCACCTATCTTCAGACTGCAATCGCTACAAAAGCCAGAACTAGAACGCAAGGCCAGCAAGCCATTAATCGAATCGTTAGCGGATCTAAAGTATCTAAAACCAGCACTACTGGCGAAATTAAATTCGGCTTTGCTAGTCAAAGATTTAGCGGTGGAGCTAATACTCAAATGCTTTGGGCTGGCTTTGAATTTGGTTCAAATAAATTTAAGCAATTTCCTGCTTACTCTGGCAGACAAGGGCGCGGCTCTCGCGGATGGTTTATTTATCCAACCTTACGCCAAGAACAGAAAAATATTGTGGCACAATGGACAGCAGCATTTAACAAAATACTAGATAAGTGGGGCATCAATGGCATCTGATTCCAGAGCCTTAACACTTAAGCTTCTAGCAGATACAGCAGACTTCCAAAAGAAATTATCTGCTGGCTCTAAAGATATTGATTCAATTGGAGATAGAGCCAAGGAATTTGGCATAAAAGCAGCTGCTGCATTTGCTGCTGCTGGAGCAGCTATTGGGGCATTTGCAAAGGTTGCAATTGAAAATGCTGCCAAAGATGAGGCAGCTCAAAGAACATTAGCACAGACAATAGAAAACACTACAAAGGCAACTGCAAATCAAATTGCTGGCGTTGAAGAATACATAAGTATAACTTCAGTAGCTATTGGCGTTACGGATGACCAATTGCGCCCTGCCTTTTCAAGATTAGTAAGATCAACAAAGGATGTAGAAGAAGCGCAAAAATTACTAAATTTATCTTTGGATATAGCATCTGCAACAGGCAAACCATTAGAAGCAGTAGCTAATGCTTTAGGCAAAGCTTATGATGGAAATTTGAACGCTCTTGGAAGATTAGGGTTGGGTTTAGATCAATCAATAATAAAATCAAAAGACTTTGACTTAGTTTTTAATGATCTTACAAAAACCTTTGGGGGCTTTGCGGCTAATGAGGCACAATCAACTGAAAAACAAATAGAGCGAGTCAAAATTGCTTTAGATGAAGCAACAGAATCAATTGGCGCTGCATTACTGCCCGTAGTGCAAGAATTGACGACTTGGATTTTAGCTAACTTTATCCCAGCCTTAAATGGATTTATTGCTGGACTTACTGGAAAAGATAGTCTCAACGAATCTCTGACCGAAAGTCAGAAAACGGCAGTTGAATGGGGTAAGAAGGTTAGAGGATTTATCGCTACAGTTATTGATCTCAAGGATGAGCTTATGATTGTTGCAGGTGTTATAGCAACAGTATTCGTAGTGTCAAAAATAGCAGCTGGAGTTCAAGCAACTATTGCGTTAATTGGACTTTTAGTTACAGCTTATAACGCATTAAGAAATAGCGCAGTAGCCGCTGCTATTGCTTCTAGATTTGCTCTTAACCCACTTGCTGGGCTAGCAACTGGCGCAGCGGTAGTAGGAGCAATAGTTGCAGCAGTAAGATTATTTGATAATGTAACTGCTGATTCAGGCGGTAATGGAAGCAACACAGTTCCATCATCTAGCCT